ATGTTCGGCAGTCCGGCCTTCACGGTGGTGCCCGCTTTGTGGCTGCTGCTGGCACCCATCAGCACGCGCTCCGATGCGATCTGCTCCCATGTGCCGCCAAACAGGGCGGCAGGGCTGGTAGTGCTGACTGTTTGAAAAATACTGCCAACGGGGTAGGCCGCCAAAGCACTGTCCGCAGAAAGTGTTCCGTCCGCATCGACCGTCAGACCGCTGCCCACCTTCACGCCGCCCAGCGTGGTGGCGGTGGCAACGGGAAGCTTTATGTTTTTCAGCGCATCGCCAACAGCCTTTGCGTCGGCTGGAGCGCCCTCGACGCTTAGCGTCTTGTCGGTGCTCACGATGACCGCAGCTCTGTCCGCTTCAGCTTTAGCAGAAGCGGCAGAGCTTCCCGCGCTCTTTGCGTCTGCGGACGCTGACCGTTCGCTTTGGGCTGCTTCGGCGGCGGAGGTCCGGGCGGCGCTTTCGCTCTCTGCAGCTGCTGCGGCCTTTTTCGTCGCGGTGCTGGCTGCTCCGGTGGCGGTCTGAGCGGCCTGCAGGGCGGCCTGCTGCTGGTCTGTCACTTCCTCGGCGTACTGCTTGACGTACTCCATGCCCTGTGCAATGTCCTCGCGGACTTCCACGCCGCGCTCAGCCTTACGGATTCCCGCAATGGCTTCATCAAAAGTTTTATCCATAAAACACCTCCTGTCTCATTAACCTGACATGTACCCTTTGAGCGATCGACTCAAGTCGTAAGCATCGGACGCTTTGCGTGCACTCAAAGCTTGCAGGTCGCTGATGCTGGAAAACTCAGTGCCAAATGTAAACTCCTTTTTATCCGGCGAATCCAACGGCTCAACAAGTTTGGAACACAGCAGCCAGGTATCTACACCATGCGGTGCAGAGAAAATGTGCGTTTGCTTTCCAATTGCAATACGGCTGACATCAATATCAGCGTCTTTCAGATCGACCGCTTTGACTGTCATGCCGTTCAGATAGCGCAGATTTTTGGCAAGTTCTTCCTCTGCCGCATCCAGCAAAGACTGCGGCGTGCTTTCGATGCCTTCAATAAAGATCACTTTTGTGATGATGCCAAAAAGCTTTTGCGCAGCCAGATCGTTTGCGGTTTCTGTAATAGTTTCTCCCCACGAAAAAACAAGCCATGTTATCTTTTTGGCACCTACCGCGATCACCCGCGTGTAGATATCCTCTGCTTTGACGTAGTTGGTCAAATCCAGCAGGTTTGTTCCAAAAGCCACCGTCTGGCTGTTTTTATCGGTGATCGACTGCAGATAGTCCAGATACCGGCGCGGTTTTCCGTCATGATCTTCTGCATGGCGCAGCACCAGATATCCGCCGTACTTTTCCGCCAGCTCACTCTGCAAGATGTTCCATGTGACTCCGTAGTTTTTTCCATCGCCAAAGCTGTATGTAGGTTCCTTGACATCAAACGAAAAGCGGGGATCCGTCTTGCCGTTGATAGCAAGGCTGTATTTCCCGTTTTGCTCGGTGATCTTAAAGGTCTTGGATTCAGATGCCCGCTCAATGTTATAAATGGAGTACGTGCCAAAATTCTTGTTGCAAGTACCGCAGACGATTCCAGCTGTTTGCACTTCGACCGTTGCATCGTACGTTTTGCCCTTTACATAGGCTTCAAACAGACGCACGCGGAAATTGTTGCTTCCAATCCGTGAAATAGTGCGACCGTTCGCAATGTGCTCTTCACCGATTTTCCAACTCAGGCAGGAAGCTTTGTTGATCTCTGTTTCCTCATAGAAAATATTCGTCTTTCCATCCACGGGGTCTACAATTCCCCAATGGTAAATGTAATCTCCATCATTAGAATCGTAACTGTAACCCACTTGCACGACTTTGATGCCGTCTACATAGGGCACGATCATGGGAATGTCCATCTCGACTTTTCCGGGAGTAAACGCCTTGTAAGCGTCAACCTGCGCGTTGTGGTTATCGCAGATCCATTCCAGAAATTGCGAAAAGCTCACATTTTTTGCAGCGTACGGCGCAATGCCGCTGTCATTCAGATACGCAAGCTCCCCTTCGCATTGGATTTTCTGACGCATCAAAAAATCCTGTTCATGGCTCATAGGACGGCCCTGCCAGATGGAAACGCCGTCCTGTTCCACCTCTACCGTAGTGCGCAGCTTTTGCAGCGCAGAGTGTGCCACATTGCCCAGCGGCATGGTAAACTCAAAAGAGCCGGCTTTACCCACTTCGCGGGTCAGCGTGGGACTGATGAGCTTCTTCGTGTCGGTGATATCACTGATATCGTGGATACAGACCTTAGTTTCCCATGTGTCTACATCCGTCTGCACACCAGCATAAACTTTGTAGCTCATAGGCTTGCCCCCAAATACTTGATGCTGATGCTGCAGTCTGCCGATGCAGCGAAAACAAGGGTGCCCACCACACCGTCCGGCATAGTAAGCCCCTCGATATACTGCCAGTCGGTGGACTTGGCCAGAATACCCACCTCAAAGCCGTTGAGAGACACCGCAATGTCAGCAGCATCCTCGCTGCGCTTGAAGTAGATACCGGCCGCACGGGGCGCACCGGTTATGGACACTTGAACGTTCTCGTTTGCCTTGAGCGGGATATCCGTGTAGTTGCGCACAATATCATACTCAAAGTTGAAATCGTCCCACAGCCAGTCGTTGGTGCCGTCGTAGACGCTGCGCTTGAAGGGGTTGCAGGTGCCGGTGATGGTAAAGGTGCTGGAAAGCCGGTCGCGGGAGGGTGTGACTTTCCAAAGCCCTTCCCAGTACCACGCCGGGTCTTCATCAAAGCGGCACTGTAGCCACTTGCCATGAATGGCATTGGCAATGGTGCTTTCAATGTAGGGCCACTTGCTTTTTGGCGCGTTGCATAGCAGCTCCATGGTGATGGTGCGCTTTTTATAGTGCACCTTGCCGTCGTCCCATGTGGTCAGGTTCAGCAGCGAATCAGCGCCGGTAACCTGCACAAGGTATTCTTCTGGTTCTGCCGCGCCGATTTTAGGGCTGCCTACCTTGAGGTACAGCCCCCAATCTGTCAGGGTGTGAAAATTGCCGATTTTTGCCCCCAGAAGCTTTGCCATTACACACCCCTCGCTTTCCGTTCCACTGTCACGCCGATGCGTGCATCGACGTTGGTCGCCATGCGGGGCGACAGCACACCCACCAGCTCACCGGAGTCCATGACCACCTGACCCTTGCCGATGTCTGGCAGATGCTCGTCCAGCATTCCTTCAATGCGTTCCAGAATGCTGGTCTGCCGGTCAACAATGGACTGCTGGCCGGTGACGCGGTACTGCAGGGCCGCACGGGTGGAGAAGGTGCCCAGGCTGTCATACGTGCCGGTTTTGTCAAAGGGGCTCTGGTAGTGGCTGACAGGCTTCTGATTATTCTTCTTGTCCATCCACATGGCAAGGCCAATGCCGCCAGCGACAGCGCCCACGCCCAGGATCAGGGCAAGAATAGGATTTGCTGCAACGAAAGACACAATAGTGCCCAGCGCAGACGTGATGCCACCAGCCATGCCGGAAAAGCTCTGCACGATGCTGCCTAGTGCTCCGCCCACGCCGCCGGACTTTGCAAGACCGTCGATGATCTCGCCAAAAGCCTTGACCGAATTGGTCACACCGTCGATATCGGATTTTACCCCGCCGTCAGAAAAAAGCTTCTGGAAGATATCGAATGCCTTTCCGATGCCGCCGCTAAAGTAGCCCTCATTGACCGCGGCCGCCGCGTCCGCAAGCCACTTAGAGATCACGTCACGCTGCCCCTGCGACACCTCGCCCCAGATCAGATTAACAAAATCCAGCCCAAGACTTGCCCAGTCACCGTTTTTGGCATCACTTAAGGCGCTTTTTACCAGCCCGAAAATGCCCTTATCAAGCTGGCCGGAAGCCTCGCTCAGCTGCTGGTCAATACGGCTCTGGGTTCCCTTTACGCTCTTGTCGATGAGAGTAGAGGTCTCCGTCACCTTGTCTTGAATGCCGTCAATGTAGGTGATGATCTTCTCGTAGGTCTCCGCGCCGTTCTCGCCGATGCGCTGGCCGGTCTCTGTGACGGTCTTCTTGATATGCTCGCTGCCGTCCGCGTACTTTTCCACCGCCTGCTGTACCTTTGTGGTGATGCCGTTAAAGGTGGTTTCCGAGACGTTGGTAAAGGTGCCCAGCAGCGTTTTTGACATGTCATCATAGGTCTTTGTGACCTTTGTGACCGTGCCGTTGACTTTGGTCTCGACCTGCTTGTAGGTGGTGGCCACGCCGTTGACCATCTCCTTGCCGGTCGTGGTGGTGGTCTCGGTGATGCGGTCTTTGATCTTGCCGGAGCTGTCCTTGACCTTTTCGGTAAGGGTCTGGATGCTGGTGGTCACAGTGCCCAGCGCATTCTGCGCGGTGGTGGTAGCCGTGCTGGAGATGGACGAAATGACCGTTTCGGTGGTGGACTTGGAGCCGGAACCGGATTTTTTTCCGGTGGAGCCGGAAGGGCTTGTGGTGATGGAGCTGCCGCCGTTTCCAGCTGCTGCCGCCAGCTCCGCCTGACGTTCAGACCAGCTTTTGTTGCTGATGCCAACGCCTTTTAAGGCGTTTTGCCGCAACCTGTTACGGTTGCTCTGCCGGTTATTTGCATCCGCGTACTCTTCGTAAGTATCAAAGTCAGCCGTGGCTGCTTTTCCGAGAAAACGGTTGAGCTTATAGCTCAGCTGATCCAGCCATGTGGTGGCTTTGCCTGCGAAGTCCTTGAGAGCGTTTTTTGCCGTGTTGATAGGCTCTGTTAAGCCGGTAATCGCGCCTGCGAGACCAATCCAGCCGTCCGTTTTGTAGGCTTCTTGCGCTTTTACGGTCAGATCATTCAGATTGCCGATTACAACGCCGACTCCGCTGGATAAATCGCCGGTCAGCAATCCCGCCAGCTGGCTCACGTTGTCCTTCAGGGTAGACACGCGGCCATTCATGGTCTGGCTCTGGGTGTCCATGCTGTTGTAGTAACGCCCGCCCTCTTCGGATGCGGCCTGCAGGGCCTGCGTCAGCAGATCATAACTGATGGTCATGTTCTGCACTTCGGTGGTGGACTTGCCTGTGTAGTCGGCCAGAATTCCGTATACGTCGATGCCGGCATAAGCAAACTGCTTGATATCGGCCGCTGTAGCCTTGCCGGTGTTGGCGATCTGCTGCAGGTTCTGGGACATGCGGTTCAACTCGTCGTTGCCGCCACCGGTCGCAGAGACTGCGTCGCCCAGTGCCATGATGGTATTGCGCGCATAGGAAGCGTTCTCGCCCGCAGAGATCAGGTACTGGTTGGCCTGTGTCAGGCTCGCCACGTCAAAGGGGGTTTTCGCCGCGTCTTCCTGGATCTGGCTCATGACCTGCTGGGCAGCTTCCGCGCTGCCCAACATATTGGTAAAGCCGGTGGTGTATTTCTCGATCTGGGCGTTATACTCAATGCCGGAAGAGATGAACCCCTCTGCGGCACTGAGTGCAGCGGAGCCGAGCTTCGAGAAAACGTTCGCCATGACCGTGCCCTGCGCAATGGCACCGGCCAGAGATTCACCCGAGGATTTAATCTTGCTTTCAAAATTGACGAGACCGCTGTTTGTCTTTTTTAAAGCTTTTTCCAGATTTGAAACTTCTGTCTGCGCGGATTTCCACTCTTTGCTGAGTTCTTTTGTCGCTTTGGAATTTGCTCCAGTCTTTTGAACTGATTCATCATATTGACGGCCCAGCTCTCTAACGCGAGCTTGAGCCTTGGCGTACTGGCTTGAAAGTTCGGTGACAGTTTTCTTTGTTTCTGACTGTACAGATCTGACAGCGTTTTCGTAAGCCGATGTATCCAACCCCAGAACTGCGCTCAATTCAAAAAGTTTCAGGTTCCATCACCCCCGTTCAAGCCATTTTTAATGCGTGCTATCACTTCATCAGCGGACGGCTGCGGCGGCTGTGGACGGTTTTCCACAAGGCTTGCCACCATGTCGTACCACCGCTCTTCCGCGCCTATAAGGTGTGCCAGAGCGTCCGTCATGTACGCCTGATAGCTGAGCGTGATGCGCTCTTGCCGCAAAGTGTTCAGGCAGTGCTGCAAAATGTACGGCCTGCCGAACAGCCGCAGCGCGTCCGGGCTGATGGAAGAAATCAGGCGTCTGTACCCGCCAGCACCAACGGCAGACACCAGAGCAAAAAATCCAGCACATCATCGTTGTTCAGAAGTTCTTTCACCGCGCGCATCTTCTTGAACGGGCCGATCTTTTCAACCACCCCGTTTTCATCCACGTCCGGCTCATAGAGCAGCGGAAGCAGCTTTGCGGTGGCAGCGGCGTTGTCGAACAGCAAGCTTTTTGCCATAGCCTGAATGTTCTTTTTTGCCTGTTCCTTCTTCTTCTGTTCCAACTCCTCCGGCGTTTCATCGCCGGTCAGGACCGGCAGAACTTTGCGCAGCTCCATGATCTTGGATTTTTCCAAGACCTCCTCTGCCACATCGGCGATCTGCCAGCAGTGGCGCAGAAAATCTTCATCGGGCAGCTCTGTCAAAAATTTCATGCGGTGTCCTCCTTATGCTGCGGCCTTGGGGCTGTAGTACCACTCCATGGGCACGGTGTCGTCGCCCATCCTGGGGCAGCCGGTCAGAGTGATGGACAAATTGCCCTTGCCCTTGTCGGTGGTCTTGAGGGACAGGCCGCCGGTGGAGAGTGCGTTCATCAACTTGACGGCCACAAAGCCGCCGTCGATGGTGTCGCCGACCCACCAGATGTCCTTGAAGTCGCCGGTGCTTGCCGTCGGGTCCAGCGTCATGCGGGGGGTGACCTTCTTTTCACTCACATCCGCTGCGCCCAGCGCCAGCTTGATAACGTCTGTTGTGACGTTCAGGGCCGTAAAGGCCAGCGTGCAGTCGTAGTCCTCGATCTGCATCAGCTCTGCGGTGTTTTTCTGGCAGTTGTCCACATCATCGCCAAGGTCGGTGATGTTGGGCTTGCACTCTGCCGTCACGCCGCCGGAGGTTGCGCAGATGATGTCTGCATCCTTGATCTCGGTCGCGCCGGTCGGGTCAAACGTGTTCAGCACGACACCGGCATTGATCTGCATGGACTCGAATGCTTTCTGTGAAATTTTGGTAAACTTTCTTGCCATATTGCTCCTTACTCGCAAAATTGCGTGATTTCAAAATTGAGGTATTCGCACAGATACCCTTCAGGCGGGTTGTCGAGGGGCTGTGCCCATGGGGTGCCTTTTTGCAAAAGAATAGCGCCGCCCTCACAGGAAAGCGTTGTGCTGTCCTCGAGGGCCGCGCTGATTGTATCTTCGGTTTGCAGGATGGGGGCCCTGCCGCCCTTGCTGGGGTACCACAGCCGGGCGTGGAAGGATGCCGTTTCGTTCCACCCGCCGGGGATGGTGGGCTTGTAGGTCAGATAGGGCAGTGAAGCGGCAGGAGGGATGTTATCTTCCAGATAGCCCGGGATGCCAAAGCTGTTGAAAAACGCGTTCAGCGCCCGGTTGATGCTCTCAGACGGTCCCATCAAGGCAGCACCGCCTTTTTGCACTTGACGGCTCGCAGTCCCATGCCGGATTCCGGCGGGGCTTTCGTTTCGTCTGCTGCGCTGGTGATCTGGAAGGTCTGCCCGTCGCTCACCCGCTTGATGTAGTCCGGGAAGGTCAGCGGCACGCCGGTGTTGACCAGCAGGGTATAGGTGGAGGCGGTGTCAGCCTGCTCTGCTACCTGAGCTTCCACAGTGGTGTCGTGGCGCTCCACGGCCTCAAACTCGGGGCCGTCCATCCAGCCGGACACAAAGCCACCCACGCCGTCCGGCTCATAGCTGCGGGTCTGAAAACGGTATTTTTGGGTGAAGCTCTGCATCACGGTGGATGCAGTGAACGCGTTGACCATGTCACATCTTCCTCCACTGATTGATCTCGGATTTATAGTGGGTCTTGCCGTCGGCGGGCAGCCCGTCCGTGCCTGTAGCCATCGTGCCAGACCACCCGGCAAAGGACTGGGACACATACACGCCGCCGGACGGGAGCGCCTTGTCGTATGCGTCGATTTTTTCAGCCAGCGCCACGAAGTCAGGCGGCACGCGCATGGGCTGCACCGTCCCGGTGAAGGTCTCGGCGGTCAGATCGCCGTCCCCGGCCTTGTGAATGCCGTCATTGAAGATGGATCCGCACACGAGGAAATACTGCCCCGGCACTACCCCGGCGGGCACGGTATCCGGCTCAAAGGTGAACTCCCCGGCAACGGGGTCGTCTGCCCGGTCAAAAAAATTGTGTGTGTAAACGCACAGCTCGGGGACGGTCATACAAAGTCACCCCCTTGCAGGTTAGACCGATTCACCCGGGGTAATGGTCTGGACAGAGATGCCGTCCAGATACTCAGCAAACAGGGTCACGCCGGTGATGGCGAAGCTCTCAGAGACGGCGGTGGTGTAGTTGCCCTGGGTGTGGAAGCCGATCAGGTTGCTGGCCTCGCCTGCGGTGGTGTACACCAGCCCAGCCTTGGCGTAGTCGCTGTCGGAGGGGTCAACGTAGTACATCACAATGTTGTCCACGGGGGTGGCAATGACCTTGCCCTTTGCGATCTCGCCGTCGGACAGCAGGAAGATGGTGTTGTAGCCCATGAAATCCTTGATGTACTGGAAGCCGTACTGGTTCTGGATGGTGATCGGGGCGGCGCCCAGGTACTCAGCCACGTCCAGGACGTTGGCAAAGCCCACAACACCGGTGACGGTGCGGTGCATATTCTTGAACTTGTTCTCCACGCTGCCCTTTGCCATGGCCAGAGCCATCTGGAAGGTCTTGGGGGTTCCCTTCAGGCTGCCGGTGTTCAGGTACTTGTAGAACTTGTCCGTGACCTTTGCGGTCAGATCGAACAGGAACTCGTCATCGGTCTTCTGCACGGCCACATCATAGCCATAGTTCTGGATTGCCTCCAGGGAGACGGCCTTGGCGTACTTTTCGATTGTGATCTTGCCGTAGTCCTTCTCCTTGACGGTGTACTGGCTGTAGGGGATCTCCTCGCCCTCTGCCACGGTGCCGCTCTGCAGGGTGCCCTGGGCGTACTTGCTCTTCAGCACGGTGCCGGGCTGCATCCGGATGGGACGCATGATGCCCATGATCTCCCGCAGGTGCTCCCAGTTGCGCTGGAAGCGTGTCACAAAGTCGATTTCCCGGGGGTTGACGGTGATCTCGGTAGTGGTGATCAGATTGGTCTTTGCTGCCATGTGTTAGTCCTTTCCGCCGCCCGTGAAAAGGTCGGCATTTGCAGCAATCGCAGCCTGGCGTTCGCCAGCGTCCTTGATTGCAAAAATTTGGTCTTTGGTCATTTTGGAGCCGGTGTTGGTGGGCGGGGTGTCCACCTTTGCGCCGGTGGTGGTCGTAGTGCCTACGAAGTCGCTCCAATCAGCTTTCAGGCTGTCGGCGTGCTTCTTGGCATCCTTGACCTCGCCCTTATCGTCCAGCTCAAGCTTGTCGATATCCTCGCCAGACAGCCGCACGACCCGATCAGCATACTTGTCCAGCACCCCGGCGGTCTTCAGCAGCTCCCGGAACTTGGCTTCCTTGGCTGCGTGGGTGTCCTTCTTGGTCTGCTGGGCCTTGTAGTCGGTCAGCGCCTTTTCCGCAATGGTCTTGCTGTTGGCAGCGGCGTCCCGCTCCTTCTCGGCCTTGGCGGTCGCGGCCTTGGCGTCATCCAGCTGGTTCTGAAGAGCGTCCGTTTCGGTGTGCAGCATGTCCAGAATCTTCTTCATCTTGCCGCTGACGTCCACGGTCTCATCCTCCAGAATCGCGCGGAGGTCTTTTCTCTCAAGTGCCATGTGATAGTCCTTTCTGCCCTTGCTCGGGCTGCCATGCTTGGCAATAAGGTGTATTTGCCGGACGTGCTGCCGGTGTGGTGCTGCTTGCAGGGCTCGAACCTGCAACTACCCGGTTATGAGCCAGGAGCACTGCCAGTTGTGCGAAAGCGGCATAAAAATAGCGGCTGACGCTGTGCGCCAACCGCTGAGTATTTAGTTTTTGCGTGCAACTTTGGTGATGCATTCGACCGCCCAAAACTTCGCTTCCTGCAATTTTGTCATGCACAGGCTTTTTTCACGGCTTTCTGGAAGTGCGTCAAGCTGCGTTGCAAGCTCAAGGAAAAGGTCTTCTGCCTCGCAGTGCGCCGTTTTCACATCATCGGGCAGGAATTTTTCTTTTGGTGTCTTGAACATTTTCTCCAAATCCATATTTATACCTCCTTGTCTGCTTCTTCCACTGCGATCTCTCGCAGCTCGTCAATGTGTTCTTCCACCGCCGGGCGGAGGAACTGGCGCGGGGCCATGCCCCGGGTAAAGTGCCACTTGCCGTTGAAGTCCTTCCAGACCCACGGTGTGGGCCGTCCGTTTCCCTTCTCGGCAAAGATGCCCGTGCCAAGCTCCACGTAGACGCTGTAAAAGAGGTTGCTGCCAACGGTGACGGTCTTTTTTGCAAGGTCAAGGGCAAAGGTCAGGCTCTGCTTGAGCGCGCCGCCCACGTATCCCTCAATGCCAGTGCTGTCTGCCGTGCCGGTGGGCACAAGCAGCTGGGCGTAGTCCTGCACCTTCATCCCCCAGATGGTAAGCACCCGCTCTGCCCATGAGTCCAGAGCTTCATGGAGCTGCGGGGTGTTGTCGATGAATTTGATGTCGTAGTTGAATTTCATCGGAATCATCTTCGTCCTCGGCGTTTTCCATCGGCAGAATCACGGTTTATCCCTCGGTTCTCGCTTTTTCTTTAAGCTGCGACCGCACTCAGGGCAGAAATTCAGCTGTCCGGCACGATGCGTTACCGTACCGCACACACCTGCGCCTTTCCTGTGCGTTTTTGTGATAAGACTGACTTGAAACGTGGTGTAAAGGTCGTTCTCCCCTTTGGGGGAATTTTTCTTCCACCACGCAAGCCTCTCGCAAAATTTGCAAGGCTTCTTCTCATTCATGCTTTGCAACCTTCCTCTTTCTCTTGCTTTCAAAATAAGTTTTCGGCCAACCTGGCCGGTTTGCTGCTTTTTCGGCCTCCCTGACCGCTTCGGCGAAATTTTTAGCAGTTCCGCTGGCATTGTAAAATGCCTTTGCAAGATTCTCGAAATTTTCGACAGAATTCATTTTTTTGCCCTCTTTCTCTTGCGCTCTTCCGCCCACCACATCTGTTCTTTCTCTGTTCCGCCCTTGGATTTATACCACTCGGTGTAATCCATGACAGGCGTGGTCTTTTTGACCCGTACCATGATCGGCCTGCCTTTTTCGTCCACTTTGCCGCTGTCCTCTAACACAGGTACGTTGTCAATTTGCCGTGCGTTCTGCCGGGGATATTTGCCCAGAGCAGAGGACAGCACACAGCGGCAGTGGTAGACCATCTCCGGGGCAGCGTTGGGGTCGCCGGGGCGCTGAATCTCGTAACCCATGACCTTGAAAGGCTCGTCAAGCTCTGCCGTCTGCTGGTCAAGCAGGCGGTGCATCTCACGGGTGCGGTAGTCGTGGGTGGAGTTCCACCGCTTTTTGACCTCGATGCCCAAAGCCTGGGCGTTGCGCATCTGCTGCAATGTCCCGGCGTTCTGAGCGCCTGTGAGCGCCGTGATAGCGTTGTTCATGGCCCAGTGGATCTCCGTGTCAGCCATGCCGTTGACAGCCTGCACGGCGATGTCGTGGACGCTCTTGCCCTGCACGATGCCCTGCATGACGTAGCGGTTGAATACCTTTGCATCATAGGTTTTGTTGCTCTCGCTTTTGATACGCTTGTTGGGCACAAGCCGGGGGCGCTCCTGCAAAAGCAGCCGCACCGCTTCGGTGTTGTACAGGGTCAGTCCGAACGTCACGCCTGCGGCCTGTTCCAGCTCGTAGAAAGCCCAGTTTGCGCCAAAGGAAAAGATATTGTATTGCTCATCCCGGGCCAGCTTGTAGGCCGTCTCTTGAGCTGTGGTGCAGGTCTGGGTGATGCCGTCCAGCTTTGCCCGCATCAAATCGGACTGAAAGACCTGATTTTGCAACCAGATGCGGTAATCCTCATCAGTGATTTCTCCTGCATCCAGCTGCGCCCGCTTGCGTTCGTCCAGTGCTTTGTACTTGGCTAAAAACTCGGTCAGCTGCTCCTGCATCTCCCGGCGGGCAGTGCCGTACACCCGGAGGATACGGCGGCGCAGGCGGTTCAGCTGGCGGGTAGAGATGCGGTCACGGTCGGAAATCACGTTTCATCACCGTCTTCGTCCTCCTCTTCGTCCACGGCCTCCCTTGTTGCGCTCTCAGCCATCAGCGCAGCCTTGGCCTGCTCCTTTTGTTCCGGGGTCAGGTTGGGCAACAGGTCAATGGCCATGTCCTGCCCGATGATGGGTGCCTCAGAAATCACCGTTGCGACCTGTTCAGCTGTGTTGGTGATCTTGCTGCGGTTGAATGCCGGCATAGCGTTGTCAAAGCCAGCCAGTGCGCAGATCTGCCGGATGAACGGCTTGACCTGAGCCTCAAAGTCGTCTGCGTTTTGGTTCAGCGGCTCATAGGCTGCATCCAGATGGTCGTTGGTGCTGTCCGCGCTGACACAGTGCACATCCAGACCGCCGAAGTCCTCATACACCCTGGTGTGGAGCAGCTCCAACAGAGCCTGCCGGGCCGTCACGGGGATCTCGTTGGTGTAGGGGGTGATCTTGCCGCCCTCGCTGGTGTCTGCGCCTGCAATGTGGTACAGATTCAGCTTGACAAGGAACTCCTGCAGTTCGTCATCGGTCATGCCGTTGAAGTTCTCGCACAGCCAGTAGATCTGTGAAAAGTCCTGCAGGTCGTTGCAGAAGCCGGACATCACCAGATCGGTGTTGTCAATGTAGGCTTTCAGCCCCACAAGGGTGCTCTGGTGCAGGTCGGAGCCCCACAGCGGCACAATGGGAAGAGCGCTGTAGTTTTCGCCCTCCACGCTTTCCAGCCCGCCGCCGGGGGTTGTGATGGCCACGCTCTTGTACGCCTGCTTCTGGTTCGTCTCCTTCATGGTGCTGCCGATCCTGCTTTCTGTGTACTCGGTGTAGCCGTCCTCTTCGTACAGGACATAGTGCATATCCGTGTCAGGATTCAGCCGCCAGAACCGTACCCCGGCCCGCATGGAGCCGGTGGTCTCATCGTACAGGGGCGCAAACTCGGTCAACTTAAAAACCACCAGATGGTCGTTGTTCCAGAATCCAAAGCTCTCGCCGTGGATCAGGGCGAAATATCCGGCCTTCTGGATCTGCTCGTCAAAGTTCTGCCCCAGCTTGTCCTTGTCCACGCCATCGTCCGCAAAGACCACGCCGTTGCCAAGGGAGTAGGTAGCGCGTTGCTTGTTCAGCCGCCGGAAAAGATTGCTCTTGACCATATCGGGGTGCAGGATGTCCTGCTTGGTGTTTTTGGACAGGCGTTTCAGCATCAAAGCGTAAGCTTGCGCAAAGCGTTCAGCCCCCGGGTTTTTCTGGGCATCGTACAGGTCAGCGTCCAGCGCCATCTTGTACGGTCCGGAAGCGCAGTGCTGCTGCACGAAGCGCCGGATGAAATCAGGCTGTTTCCCGGCGGCTTGCGCCTGCTGGAAGGTCTGGAATGTGTATACAGTGCTCAAAATCAATCCCTCAGTTTCACAAGGCGCTTTGTGCGCACGAAATAGCGGATAGCGTCCATGCAGTGGTCGTTTACCTTTAGCACGGTGTCGTCTTTGTCTGGATCCCAAGCGTACACGCCGAACTCTTCCAGCGTGTGCTTGCAGTCTTTGTAGATCTTCAGCCGGCCGGTCTGCAGCATGGTCTGCACGTCCAGAATGCCGCTCAGAACGTCGTTGTTTGCGGGGGTCTGGGTAAAGCCGTTCTTGCGCAGCTCTGTAATCAGGGGCAGGGCAGAGGGGTCAACGATGATCCTCTCCGGCTTGAGACCATTCAGCCACGCATTGAGGTCTGTGACGTACTCGCCCACGGTTTTTTGCCGCTTCTGTTCCCGGCCGCTGTAGTAGTACTCTTGGGTGACGATCCAGCAGTCTGCATCTGCCTGCTTCTGGAATAGCAAAAAAACCGTTGCGTTCTGTGTGCCAAAGTCGCACGCCACATAGGCGCTCTTTGGAGACAGCTCCGGCAGCACATCAACAACGTGCTTCTTGCGGTCGAACATGTCATATACAAGGCCCTCCGCCACGGTCCACAGGCCCAGAATGTAACGCTGATAGAAAACGCCGCTGTACTGGCTGCGGTATCTGGCCTTGATGTCCTCGGAAAGTGATAGGTTGTCGTCCATCGTGAAATGGAGATACATCATCTTGCGGGAACGGCATTTCCGCACCCACTCGAGATAAAACCAGTGCTGCGGGCTGCCCGGGTTGCAGTTGAACCAGAACTTTGACCCAGTGACAGAGCATCGGGCTGTGGCCTGATTGACGAAGCTCTGCGGCATCAGGGCCACCTCGTCAAAGAACGCCCCGGCAAGGGTGATGCCCTGGATCAGGTCCTGGCTGCTCTCGTCCTTGCCGCCGAAAAAGTAAAACTCGTTGGTTCTGCCACCCTTGCTGACGGTCATGCAGTTTTCTGCCCGGTGCTCCTTGACGCTGTAACCACGGGCTGCAAGCTGCTGCTTGAGTGTGCCCAGCACGTTGCGCCGGAAGCTGGCGATGGTCTTGCCGCACATGGCAAACTGCTGGCCGCTGTAGCAGGCCATAGCCCACTGGACGAACGAAAAGCTCATGGCAAAGGTCTTGCCCGAGCGGATAGCGCCATCGGCAATGATGCCATTGTAACCGCTGTATGCGCTCTGCGGTGTCCACCAGCTCAGGACCTGCTTTTGCCGCTGGCTGAGGGCTTTCCAGCGAAATCCGTTACTTTTCCGCATGGTCGTCCTCTTCCTCCGGCAGCATCTCCACGTCATCCGGCGGGCTGAGGTCTGCGGCGGCGTTCAATGCCTTTATCAAACCATCATCGCGATGCTCTTCCTGCTCTGCTTCTTTCGGCTTATCGTTCCAACCAAAATTAACCTGCAGGCTGAATCTTGCGCCGCCGTTTCCGTCGCGATCATAGAGCCGTTCTTCGGCGTATCTCTCGCATCGAAGCTTCGCGCGCGTTATCGTGTCAGAAAACTCAGGCTTGCCTTGATAGTCGATTAAAGATTGCCGAGACTTAAACCCCAATGCTAAAGCCAAGCCAGTGACTGTTTCTGGGCGTTCGTCGATTTTTATCACGTTCCCGTATTTGTCTAAAATAGGCTTTCCGGCTTCGTCTTCTAGGACGGTCCCTTCACAGCTTTTGAAGAACTCTTCGATTTTTTTCTCAAGTTCTTCTTTGCTCTCAAAGACGGGCGGTCTGCCTATCCTTTTGTTTTTGCTGTAGGCCACCGCCACCACCTTCCTGAATCTTTGATGCCGTAGTTAAATTTCATGGTTCACTTTTTCTTCTTTTTTCTCGAAACAAAGCCAATCCATGCGCCGCCCTGTTCGACCGTCACGCCAAACGGCTTTTGTGCCAGCTGCATCAACTTTGTACGGTCACTCGAAGTCATGCCCTTTAGGTCAAAAGCAACTTTCGGGCCGCCATTGTCCCAATATGTGGTATGAGACGGAGAAGAACCATCGCCACTTCGATATTTGTTGAGGTCAACGCCAGCTTGCTCTTTTACGAAAGATACAACGTCGTTATGCGTTTTCTTGTATCTGGAACTATCCACAACAACGGCGGCTTTCTTCGCCTCTGCTGCCGCGATTTTGCTGTAATCCGTCACCCATTTCCCATTCACAAAAGATTCAAACTCATGTTCATTTGCATTTCCGCCGCCCGCTCTCGCGGAGCTGCTCCCGGCTCTGCCGGATGCTCTACCACCGCCGCTCATCGTGACACCTCTCTCTCACTTCCGCATACTGCGGCTTGATTATTGTTGCGTTAAAGTTCATCCCAGGTAATGGTTTGCCATACCAAAGAACTTGCGTAGGATTTAAGCGCCGCATAGCTTCCTTGCATCCCATCGTAAAAAGGGTTGTAGCCAGATGTTCATTCATCAACCCAACGGACGAAATGGAGATGATGGAGTTTCGCGGCTCTCCGTCAAAACACCAGTCATAGCTTTGCTCACCGCACCAGCAGAGCGTCGGGATCACATGGATTCCGTGGGCCTGCCAGTATGCAGCCAGCCAGTGCTTTTTGTAGTGCATGAAAAGCTGCACCGCCAGCGGCATATCGCTGTACAGAGAAAAATCCGGCGAACATACCGCGCCAAACTGCTGCAAAAGCGGGATATACTTGTCTGGATTGTTCCAGAACCGTTCAAACTGGTAATCGTCTTTGTAAAAATGCACGCCCTTTGTGGCCTTGTCTTTGGCAGTCAGGGCGTAGTTTACCGGAATCCATTCCAGCTTGTCGATTCGGATGTCCGTTTCTGGCTTGATTGCGGGGATGCCATACTTGCCCACGCCCGGAAAAATCATCTTTTCGGTGTTTTCCATCGGCAGAATCATGGCATTCCCTTTCGTGTAAAAGAAAAACCGCCCGGAAGATCCGAACGGTCAGAGTATCAAAATAAGCAGCACCCGTGCATTCAGTTCGTTGGACATGCGTCAAACGGCGGGTGCTGCTGCATCCGGAACTTTCGCGGCCAGATGCCCCGCTATGCTTTGCACAGCCGTCCCCCGACTGTACATTGCATGGCGCTCTGGGCAGGCCTTGAACCTGCAACCTACGGTTTTGGAGACCGCTGCTCTACCGCTTGAGCTACCGGAGTATAAAAGCCGCCCTTGGAATCGAACCAGCCGTGTCTACACACACGCGCCACGCTCCATACTGCGCTCAGGCGGCCATATAAAAACAGCTCCGGTTCTCCGCCGGGGCTGTTGGTTGGCGCACATCCTGTCAGGAAAGCTACACCTTGGCAAGGATTCTAAGGCCTTTTTTGTCACGGGAGGTTGCACGTGCGGCCTTGCGGGTTGTCTAGTCCATGCGCCATACGGTGCGAGGTTACGGAGTCGAACCGTTCCACAAAACTGCCAGCCCTGTTATGTGGCTTCCCAAACCTCGCATAGAAGCAGCCCGCAAAACGGTGAAGGAGAACAGGAAAGCATGAAAACCTGTCACAAGGAAGGACCGTTCTGGAGGCTGCGTGGCAAGCGGCTACCGCTTAGCGCTGAACCGCTTATTAGAATTTTACATCTAAGCTTACAGACTTGAAAAGAGCTGACCCTTTCCAAAATCACGCTGTGTTTTCTTGTGCATGTTGTACACTTTGCACGTCAGAAAACTCGTCCCATATCTCGGCCAGGGCCATGCATCCGCGTTTGATTCGCCGGTAGACCACTTCTGCCCCGCACACGCCGACTTCTTTTGCGATTTCTTTGTGAGACCTGCCCATGATATAGTGCTCGCAAATCGCTTCGGCGCATTCCGGCTCGGCTATCAGGCAGTATGCCCGCCGGGCGGCCTCGACACGCAGATTGCACAGGTCCGTCTCCATCCTCTGAAGCTGTCGGCGTTCGGTGTCCAGCTGCTCTACGGCGAAGCCCACCTTGTCCCCATTGCCACCACCCGCAGGCATCCCGCTCAGGCTCTGGGTGCATTTTTCTGCCACGTCCCGGATGCGCTGTATTTTTTGCTTTTGGACTTCGATAGCCGCCGCAAGGTCGCGGCACTGCTGAAACCACGCCTTGACTGCCTGGTAGTCCACGCCGGCGCTGGGCTTTGGTTGCTCGCTTTCAGGTGTCCATGTGTGGATCATGCGTGCTCCTTTCTTTGAAATCGCAGCAATATTCAGGCGGATTTATGTATCCTTCGTCTTTGTCGCTGCCCTGACAGATATAGTGATATCCGGATTCTGACGCCCCAAATTTTTGCTTTAAAAATACGCACCGGTCGCAAAGGCAAGGTTTCTTGCGGTTGAGCCACCGCTTGAAATATTCAATCGGGTCACCATCACTAAGAATAAACCAGATGAAAAGCCCTGCAAGTGTTGCCATGAGCAGCGTGCTTGCAACTTCAAACAGCGTATTAAGCATTTTATCTCTCCATTTCTTCAATCTCAATTTCCACCCGTGGTTTCTCCCGGTCAAGCTCCACCCGGCTACCATCGTGGGCGGCGACGATGCGACTGTTATCGTCTGCCAGCACCCGGGCTTTTACCAGGATGTCTGTGGTCGCCTCGATGAGGTTTGCCAGATCGACCCGGCGGGCTGTCTTCATGTAGTACACGCACCTCACGTTCACGCGGGCAGAAATGGGGCTGCGCGGCCTTTTGATTTGCCGCAGGCAGTCCGTCTCATAATCCACGTAAGCCTTGCTAGGGGCCACAAAGCGCCCGCCTGAGTGGCTTTTGAGGATGCGGGCAGAGTTTTTCTTGGTGCGCGGGTCGCCGTAAATGGTTAATTTCATCTGCTTACCCCCACTGTTCAGCCATTGCTTTTGCAATGCCGGGAAATGTTTTGCTTCTTACCTTTGCGCTCCTGTGTCCGCTTTTCGCCCATGCGTCACCGGTCTTTTTTGCACGGTGATCTGATGCAGACACCCATTTAGAGGTCGGCACAACAACATCTGTTGCGAAAAGCATAGGAAGATTTTTCAGCCACAAACAAGTTGTCTTTATATACGGATCTCCAAACATATACGGCTGAATGATCTGGCTGTATTGGGGCAGTTCCCAAATTTTCATAGGGACAGGGTTCTCTATCGCAATCCGTTCCACATCGGAATTCCAGAATTTCAGAAAAAAATCTCGTGCTCGGATTCCGTTCTCATACCGAGGTTCTTGAATTTTTCCGTTGACTATCAAACGGTTTGCGCCGGCTTTGGATAAGTAGGTGCAAGGCGGGTGTGCAATGAGCAAGTCCCACTTGCCAACGTCATGCGTTACGCCGTCCATTGTCACGACTTGCCCCCCCTCAAGAGCCTTGAGCGCATCACCAAGAATATGCCACTCAGGATGCCCGCCGGACGGCTCGATCAGGTCGCACGAGTAGGCTTCATGCCCACGGGCACGAAACGCCTTGCACACCTCCTGCGATTCCTCGCAGGCAATCAGAACTTTCACCGCTTTCTTCCTCCCATCCATCCTTCTTTGTCGAAATCGTTACGGCTGATCCGCTCTGCCGCGTGGTGTGCGCTGGTGTAGATACGCTGCGCTTTCAGCTGACGCTTGTACTCGGCGTACTTCGGGCAGCTGTCGTGGCAGAGCGGGTGCCGGTCGGGGCAGTCTTTGCAGGGTTCAAGTTTTACCATCGGTCTGCACCCCGCTGTCACCATTGAGCATGTAACCATTGTGGTTCAGTATGGTATTCAGCACCTGAACCGTTTGCTTTCCCCTGATTGCGTACAAGTACCCCCAATTTTCGCTCCCGACCAGCCCGTCTTTCCAGTCGGTCAGGTACTTTTTCATAGATTTCGCGTCAATCACAGGCGCTGCCGGTTCGTCTTCCAGCACATCCATCGCGTCCATGATCTGACACGCGCGGCATCTTACGCCGTTGTAATGTTCGCAGCCACAGCAATATGACGCTTTGATGTTTGCGATGGCTTTTTCACGGTCGATAAATTCACTCATTTTGTAATCTCCTTCGGCGGCAGCGGCATCCAGCCAACCACGTGAGCATCTACACGGTTATCGTAAATGTCATCCTGGTTGAAATAACGATATTCCCACCAGCCTTTAGGAATAAAGTAATCATCGCTTTCTTTATCGTAGGTTCCCCACTCGGAAATATCTTCCCAGTAGAAAGCGCTCTTTTGGGACAAGACTGTGCCATCTTCGTAGTTAGCCGTCGTAATCCCATATCCACCGCAGGCGGTTTCAAACAGAATCAGCACATCTTCTTCGACTTTCGGGGGATTCTTGTCAGGGTTGTGCCATGTCGGCCGCAGTGTTTCCGGGTCGATGGTTGGAGCCTCGTCCACGCTGTTCAGGGCATCCTTATAGCAGCATTCTTCAATAGTGAACGGATTGCTTGCACGAAGGTTCATTTCAATGCGCTTGTGCAAAGCGTTCGCGTCAATCAATCTTTTATCGCTCATTTTTCAATCTCCTTCCTTGTCGGCTCACTCGCCCGCAGCCTTACCGCTTCACGCGGGGCAGTGGTGATATCTGCCTGCGCCTGCTTCAAAAACTCGGAACGGCGGTATGTAAGGTCTGGCATTTCAGCCAGCTCTGCCAGCCCTCCCACGCTTCCGGCATAGGATTTTGCCGCCGGGGGGAGTTGGTCATATAGGGCTTGCAGCTCTTTCTGTCCGTCACTACGCAGCAGCCCGCCCTTTTCGTCAATGCCGGTCACCATCGGAAACTTGCGCCAGCTCAAAAAGGTCTGCGCTTTGCGTGCCGCTACAGCCAGAGCTTCCCACTCGACAGATGGGTCAAGACACTGGGAAAGCTGCTTGAAGATGTCGGCAACCGTGACCGGATAAACGCATACTCGGTTCGCCGCCAGAAAAGCCCGCTTGACAGTATCGCCGTCATAGTCGCCAAACTGGTACGTCCACACATCGATTGTGGTCTGCATCTCCTCATCGGTCAGCGGCTTGGAACCCAGCTTGTACAGCACAAAATTCATGCGGATCAGCTTTGCCACGTCTTCCCGCGTCATGTCTCAAACCCTCTTTCTCTGTCCATCTTCGCCAGCACCCGGGCAAGCTGGTCATCTACGGTCTCGGTTGGCTGCTTGCCCCTCGGTCTGGCTTGTCGGCTTTGTTCGTTGGCTTCCACGTCTCCCGGCGTGCGCAGGCCGTCCCGTTTCCAGCCGGACAATATGCCATTGATGTAGTTCCACGAGCGCTTCCCGGCTTCTGTGGCCTTGTCAATCGCCAGCAGGATCATCTCTGTGCTGTACTCCTGCCGCCACTTCTGCAGCTTGTCCAGTGCAGAGCGCGGGAAGTCCCCAACGGCCTGCTGATAATGCTGGACGATCTTGGAAAGTTCTACGTCAACGGCGGCGGCGCTATTATATATATCCCCGTTAGGGGATATAACAGTTCCAGTACCAGTAACAGTTCCAGTACCAGTAACAGTTCCAGTACCAGTAACAGTTCCAGTACCAGTAACAGTATCAGTACCAGTAACAGTATCATTATAGTTACCACTTGCTTGCACTTGGTAGCATGTGCTAGCATTTGCTGAACTTGCTTTCATTTGAGCAGCACGGGCTTTTCCGGCTTCCCGGCGCTTTTGCTTGACGTTCTCGTACTTTTCTGTAGCCGAATCCACGCCATTGCACATGAACCGGAAATTTCCGCGCATTCCGCGGTCGGAAAATATTGGTTTTTCGCCTGTTCGGACGTACTTTGCCAAAGCCCTCATTAGCTGTCCTACTTCGGCATCAGTGTACTCTTCCAGCGCGTCGAACCAATCTAAATACGCGACAAACGACTTTTTTTCTTCTTTTGCCACTTGCTCACCTCCTTTGCACGCCCGTATAGCCAGATAGCACAGCTTGCGAGGTCAGAACGGCAGGTCGTCGGCATCATCGTTGATGGGGTCATACTCAGCAGAAGGGGCCGCTTCCGGAGCGCTGGTGCTGTGCGGCGCGTAGTCTGCAAGGCTTTCGCCGGGGTACATCTGCGCACCCTGCAGATCTGCCGGGTTTGCTGCCGGTTCTGCAGATTCCGGCGGAGGTCCGGGCGGTGCCATCAGGTCGATCATCTGCTGCAGCCAGCGGAATGTCACCAGCCCGCCGGGCTGAACATCATCCGCGTCCACGTCGTAGTAGGTCTTGCCGTTATACTCCCGCTCTTTCAACTTCTGGGCAAAAACCGTGACCTGATCGCCTTTCTGCAGCATGCCGTCCCACTGGTCAATGCCGTGCCAGAGGTTCACGCCTACAAAGAAGCTCTGCCATTTGCCGGATTTATCCTGTGTGCGGCTGGCTTTCAGGTCAAACTTCAGCACCCGCTTCTGCCCGGCATCCCGGAGCACCGGGTCTTTGGCGATCTCACCGTGCAGCATGATGCCGTTCTTGGTCTGGACGATCATGCATCATCACCGCCAAACGGATCATCGGCGTTTTCCTCTGCAGAGGGTGCGTCCGGAGCGGGGATCAGCGTGCCTGCCGTCTTGCGGTGGCGGTGGGAGCCTGCGTAAGGATCCAGCACCGGCAGATCTTCGGGCGGCACCTCGCGGGCGGTGCTTTCAGCGTCCACACGCACCTCACTCTCATCGTACAGAGCGCCAAAGGTAGACGGGAACGCTTCACGCAGGGCGTGTACCAAAGCCACCTTGCGGATCATGGTGGCCTTCTTGCCGCTCCAAAGGGATTTGCCGGTGTCATACTCGCTGAGCTTGACTTCCTCGTAGCTGGCGCGGGTACGGTCCTTACGATAGACCTTTGCCCAGCCGCCGAGAAGGGTCTCGCCGCCGTCTCCATCATAGACGATAGATCCCTCACGGTTCAGCAGCTGGCCATCTGCGGTCAGGACGATCACGCCGGCTTCAAAGCCGTCAAAGTTGGGGTTGCGCTCGGCCATCTGCAGATAGCAGTTCTTACCCAGCAAAATGGTGCTTGCGGTGTCGGCGTTCTTGTTGTCGTAGTGGATGAGATAGGCTTCTTTGGTGAAGGGATTCAGGTGATACTGCTTGCAGGTCTCCAAAAAGATCTTGCATTCGGCGTCGGTAGCCTGCGGGCAGATAAAGCTGCGCACCTCGCCGAAGCTGACCGTGAAGTGCTGACCATCGGCAGCGGTGATCTCCACCGGCACGGACGGGGATGCGGCCTGCATAGCGGTGCTGCCTGCACGGTTGGCGTTCTGGACGGAACGGTTTGCCAGAGACTGTGCGTTGGAAACAGACGAAGTAGGCGCAGATGCGCCGGGACGAGTAAGTGCCATAAGTAAGTACCTCCAAAATTATTTGATAGAACCATAGCGGAAGCCGCGCTCTGCAGCTCCCTGCTTAAACCATGCGATATCCTCGCGGGTGAACTCCACCCAGAAACGATACTGCTTGCGGGCAGGGGTTTCCGGCTGGGCAGACTCTGCGAATTTCTGAAGCATGCTAAAATCCAACCTGCCATCCGATGTGATGGCTGCATTGGCCTGCGCCGTTTGAGCCGCTTCTGCGGCGATCTGGCGTTCTTCATCGGTCGGAGGAATAATGACCGGAGCGGTGGCCTGCGCCCGCTCTGCGGCCATTCTCTCGGCTTCTGAGCGGCGCTGTGCGTCCCGGGCATTCTGGCGGCGGCTATGCTCCACAAGGGCAGCGTTCAGATTCAGTTCACGCAGATACTCCGTAGTGCAAGCCTCTGCGTCCCCGCCGCAGGTCTCCCGGATCAGACGCAGTTCTTCCCGCCGGGTCTCCACGCTCTTGCGCAGCTCCCGGCTGGCCTTTGCCAGATCATAGGTCTTGTTGAGCCACTGGGGCACCAGCAGGCGGTCAAAGGGGATCATCTCCCGCAGCTCGCCGATGCAGTCGGCATAGACAGCCCGCAGGGCGTCGGCCTTGTCCTGCCGTTCGGCTTCCTCCACAGCCTTGACCTGCTGGTCAATGGCACCGGAGACAGCCTTGCACTGACCCTGCATCTGCTTGGCACTCTGTAAGAACTCTTCCAACGGCTTCATGTAAAAAGCCTTGGCGCTGCGGGCGGCATCGCTGAGCTGCTTGTCCAGCTTGTTCACGGCGGCGCGGTCGGCCTTGGCATCCTTGATGGTGTCCGGGGTGTAGACGCGGCCAGTGTAGGCGGCCAGCATCTCGGTCAGGTTCTGCTGCACCTCGGTCTCGTTCCACCGGATCGCGGGCAGTTCCGGGTGCTCCACCCGGACGGTCAATTCGTCTTGCATAAAAATTCACCTCGCATACACAACGTTCATATCAGCGTCAAACACCCTGTACAGCTGTTCGGGCTTTCTCTTTGCCAGTTCATCGGCAATCGCAATTGCATCCGAAGCAACCGGAAATTGCTGTTGCGAAACAAGCGCTGGCGGTTCTTGCGCCACGTCGTAAATTCTCAAAAGCGCCACTTGTAAAACCTCCTGTTTTGTGCTATTTTTGTGGTGATGGGCGGCGAAACTCATCACCCTTTGAGCTTGTCCGTGTTGGCGCACGGGCAGGCTCTTCTTTTTTTGCGTCATACACGGTGTACCACATGACATGGTGGACAGTGTCAGGCATACGTGATCTCCCCAGACTCCTCTTGCAGCATCTCCCGTACATTGTCCATTTCTTCGGCGCACATCTCCCAGACGTTTGCCCGTGCGGAGTATCCGGCCCGGACAACAATATCATCTGATGCTTCGGCTTCTCGCTTGCAGCGTTCGGCAAGCCGCGTGTAGGATTTGACTTTGTCCTCAACGTACTCTTTGGCCGTCATCATGCCCCGCGCTCCTGATTCTCCGGATACTCCGGGTTGCGGGCGTGGGTGCGGTTGATCTTGCCGTACTTGCGCCGCTTTGCGGATCTCTCCCTGTCCTCTGCGGCAAAGCCCAGACGAGCCAGCAGAACAGCGGCCAAAATCAGCACCAGCGACACCGAAAACAGCGTGCCGGAGATGTATCCGGTGGTCTGCGCAGTGCCCTCTGCGCCCATAGCTGTGCCCATTCCAACGCCGCCAAAAATGACGGCCAGCCAGTAGTAAGTAGTAGATTTGAGTTTCATTCTTTCGGGTCCTCCTTTGTGTAAACCTTTTCGAGCTTGTAAAAGTCCTTCACCCACGCCATAAATCCGGCGCGGGAGATCAGCGGAGCGGCGCTCTTGGTGTCAATAGACGGCACCGCCCATGCTGGGAAGCTGCCGGCCTGAATCATACCGGTAAAGATTGGCTCGCTCACCGAAATGTTGTTATCACGCATGATCTGGCAGCACTCTGTAATTCCCATGCTCGGCTTCACTGCCGCACCCCTCCTTTTTTCTCAGCTGCCGTTTCAGCCGAATGCGCTCCAGCCTTTCTGGCTGTCTTGCATCCCAGCGCTGTTCGAGCCAGCGCTTGTTGTAGTGCTTCTTCACGGCTCAGCCTCCACAAACTCGCCATTTTTGAGGGTATAGTAAACGTTTTCTCTGATGGCAGAACCATCCACGCGGGCCATTTTGGCACAGATCATGTGGCCGTCATCATCGTACTCGGTCAGCACCAGATAGCAGCCCAGTGCGCCGCACGCCTTACCGCAAGCACCGTTTACAACGGCAATGCTATCTTTTCCGTCTGCTTTTGCGCTGCAAAAAGCCCCAGTGGCTGCCGCCGTACTGTAATAGCCGCTCGAACCAGCCGTACTGGAATCGCCGCTCGAACCAGCCGTACTGTAATAGCCGCTCGAACCAGCCGTAC